GACATACTGGAATACACGGATGAGGGCGTAAGCGTTGACCTTTCGGGGTATGCAAAGAGCAGCGAAACGCCGACGTATATAGAAATCACAACCGCTACACCGATAAGCGAAATTTTCAGCTGCCATTATTTCATCCTTCAAGTAGGCGAAAACGATGATTGTATAAGGTACATCACAAATAAAAATAGACCGTTGGCAGGTGTGGACTATAACGCCGAAGCATATGTTGTCGAGGCTTCATCCGGTATAATAGACACTTATCGCGTTTACTTCGGCCCATCCGCAAACGGTTGCCGTATTTCGGGGTGGCACGAAACCTGCGATATAAACAACGGCGATCCAAGAACAGACGCTCTAACCTTTAACAAAATAATCGGCGTGAAACTGCCACTATAGGAGGGACCGTATGAGTATTTTAAAGATTAAAAATGCAGACGGCGTATTTGAGGACGTAATTGCACTTCGGGGCGTCGGGGTTAAAAGCATTGTGCAGGAGGGGGACTATTTCCTTTTCACGATGACGGACGGGAGCGTGCAGACTGTGCTTTCGGCGGACTGTGCGGAAATTGTGCGAAGTGCGGCCAGTGCATCTGATTCCGCAGCCGATGCATCGGCGAGCGAGGAAAATGCAGCGGCATCGAAAGAAGCGGCGGCGGCTTCTGCTGAAAATGCAAAGAAAAGCGAGGACGAAGCAAAAGCGGCGGCAGAGAACGCAGCAAAGTCGGTACTGGAAAAGCTAAACTATAACGATGAAACCGGGACGGTGGAGCTGAAGGATTATGCAAAGAAGGGCTATGTAGACAAAGGCGATACAACACTAAGGCAGGATTACGACGAGCCGAAGGAAGTTAACGTTGGCATTGAAGACAGAGAAAAATATTTTACAGTAAATGATGACCAATGGGAAAACTATGGAGATCCTAGCTATTTTGCGTACAGCGATTTAACGCCGGGAGACCGTTTCATATCCGTAACGGCAAAAGCGGACCTTTCTCTTACCGGGAATGTGCAGGTATGGGACGGAGGAGACGCAATGGTGTTCTCTGTGACTGTTAACGGAGAAACGGTGACTTCCGAGCCGGCTGCTGCGAATGGAACTCTATCTTTTGAATTGACGGTGAAGGCCGGAGATACAATTATTTTTACAATCACAAATAGCGGCAGTGCCTATTCAACAATGATCGGTTTAAAGGTTTCTGTGGTAGAAGAATTTAAATTATACACAGCACAAGATATAAAGGAAGAAGGAATATGCAATAAAGTATTTACCCTTCAAAAGGGTAGTGCTTTAGCTGAACTTGTACCGCCTTCCGGGTATGAGGACTTTTTTGAAAGGCGCGAGATATATCCGGGTCTTACCCTTTTTGTGCAGATTCCAGAGGCAATCACCGTAGATGGGCGTTTTCTCACAAGCGGCAACATAACAAACATATTAAATAATTTTCAAAAAGTTGAAATCTCTGCTCCATCCATCTGGATGCTGACTTGTAAAGTGGCAGATATACACATGGGTGAAGTTTACTGGACATTTACAGAGCTTTACCCAAACATACTGAATGGTGCATCTGAAGCAATTGAAGCTATCGTTGCAGAAAAGCTAAAGAACCAACCGGCCTGCATTGCCTATAAAAAAATATCCAGTTATGATGTGAACGGATGGGACATGTTCGAACTGTGGGGTGGTGAAAAGGATGCCTGGATTCTGGAAGAGGGGGCGAGTTTCATCTTCATACCGACAAATGCCGCAGGCGTGGCAAAGCCGGCATCAATCAGCGTAGATGGAGGTTTCGGCAGTTTGCGTGTAAAAGAATATGACAGCAGCGGCAATCTGACAGATCCAACGTTGTTCTCGGGAAAGCCGGTACTCCTCTACAACAATGGAACCAATTTTATAGTTGTGAAGTAAAGAGGTTGAATATGGAATTTGGATGCTTAAAAGAAATCCCGTCTCTGCGAAATTATGAATATGAGATTGTTTACGGAGCACCGAAAATAAACCTTCCTGATTCGTATATTTTGCCGGAGGACAGATTACCGAAAATAAGAAATCAAGGTTATATCGGAGCATGCGTAGCCTTTGCGTGTGTAGAGATTATGGAAGTGCTGAATCGTATCGAGTTCGGCACAGACAAAACCTTTTCTGCCGGATTCTTCTACGGCTATAATCGTGACGATGGCGAAAACATCGTAGGAATGTACCCCTCGAGGGCATTAAAGCATTTCCGGAAAACGGGCAGCGTTCCGACAATTGTTTTTGACGAGCTAAAAGAAATGCCTGAAATGAAAGCGCTGGTTAAAGACAAGACCGGTTTGGCTGAGATTGCCGAAAAGTACAGAATCAAAGGGTATACTTCCATTCCTTCGCCGCAAGGCAATGTAAAAAAAGTAAAGCAGGCAATCTATCAAGCCCGATATCCATTACTTGCCGTTTCCGATACATACTTCGGCGGCAGTCATGCGATCATTATCATAGGCTACGAAAAAGACGGGTTTATTATCCAGAACAGCTGGGGCAAAAATTGGGGTGAAAACGGAAGAAAGAAAGTGCCCTATGATGCTATCAATTATGTATATATTTTGACTGACGAGGTGTTTGAAATGAAATTTACAGATGTACCAAAAGACAAATGGTATCACGATGCCGTGAAAGAGACGGTGTTCAACGGTTTGATGCAAGGCACGGGGGAAGAGACCTTCGACCCGGAGAAGCCCCTCACGAGGGCGGAAATGGCACAGATACTGGTTAATCTTTGCAAGAAGCTTGACGATGCGCTTGCCACAAAACAGTAAAGGCGGTGGTTTGAATTGGATTTAACGACAGCTGCGACACTGCTTACGGAAATCGGCATACTCCTTGGCGTGGTAGTCCCGATCATCATATGGACGTTGAAGATCGCAAACGGCCAAAAATGCCAGCTGAGAAGTGAGATGCTGAGAACCTATTACAAGCACCGAGATGCAGAAACGATTCGGCAATACGAATATGAAAACTTTGTGTATTGCTACGAAGCATACAAAGCGTTAAGGGGAAACTCATTTATTGATAAGATATATAAAGAAATACAGACGTGGGAGATCGTGTCTTAGAAGGAGGGATAGTTATGAAAGAAAGACTTGCAAGCCCGGTATTGTGGCTGGCGGTGGCAGCGCTGTTTACTTTTGTTATGAAAAACTGGGTCGGCTGGGAGATACCCAAGTTTGACGAGTTTGTGGAGCTTCTTCTCGCCGTGCTTATCGCCTTCGGTGTGGTGAATAACCCCACAGATCAGGAAAATTTCTAAGTGGCGGTAGAAACAAAAACAGCCCCGATGGGGCTGTAGGTATCAAAATTTATAGCTTATACCGCTTTGTTTCATAATGGCATTGGCGGTATGGCGGGATTTGATTTTTGTATCCACCGTGATATGGCGGTCAGTATGTGGGCTGTACCAGATGTCATGGTCGCCTTTGCCGCGGCGCACAAAGGTGCAGCCGAATTGCTTTAAGATTTCCCGGACCTTCTTTTCAAATTCTGCCATCAGAGGGCAAGCCTTTCACAGCGCCTGGATTGAAACACAAGGCTTAAAGGCGAGGCGGTCCGTGTGTTTAAAGAAAGAAGCTCGGGCACGGCGAAACGGACACGCTCTAAAAGCGCATCGAAGGAACCGGATTCCAGCACAAGACCGGGAATATCTTCACTGGTGGCAATCCAAACATCGGCATCGCTGTCCCAATTTAAGTTTACAATATATTCCATATCGCATACCTCCTGTTACATAGTATATAACATTTCGGGGGGAAATACAATAAAAAAACAAAAAAATATTAAAAAGAAAGGTATGATGGCAAGGTGCAGATTGCATACAACAAAACAATGCGGACGGAAAGGCCGAGGTACATTGTAATCCATACCACGGGCAACCCGAGAAGAGGGGCAAATGCCGAGGCACATTTTGAGCACTGGAACGGCCCGGACGCCGGGCAAAGTGCGGACTTTGTAGTGGATGATGCCGGGGCTTTACAGGTTAATGATTACAACAAATATTACACCTGGCACTGCGGCGACGGTAAAGGAAAGTACGGCATTACAAACTCCAATTCCATCGGCATAGAAATCTGCGTCAATGCGGACGGAGATTTTGAAAAGGCACTGGAGAATGCCGTGACGCTTGTGCAGGTACTGAAGGCGCAGACGGGCATCACGGAGGTAGTGCGGCACTATGACGCATCCCGGAAAATGTGCCCGGCAGAGCTCTCGAAGGACAACTGGAACGGATGGTACAAATTTCTTGACCGGGTAAACCATCCGAAGGTGCAGGAGCTGACGAACATAAACGATATCGTCTGGGAGCTTTCGCATCGGAAGATACTGACGGACGCGGAGCTTTGGCTTCGCAAGCTGAACGAGGATGTAAATGTATACTGGCTGGCGAGGAAGACGGTGCAGTTTTTGCGAGAAAAGAAGGTATAAGGGGGAGTAAAAGTGACACCAAATAAAGCAATAGAGATTGTGGACAGGCTGAAACCTAATTCGTACGGCGAAGAGGACAAGCTAAGGTGGATAGGCGAGCTTGACGGCATGGCACAGCGTTTAGTCATGCAAACGGATGATATTAAGCGGTATTCTTACCCGGAGGACATGGATAAAGAGCTTTTAATTCCTGCTCCGTTTGAGGATGTATATCCGATGTACCTTGAGGCACAAATCGACTACCACAACAGAGAGTACGGCAACTACAACAACTCCGTAATGATGTTTGATTCGCTATACAGTGAGTATAAGAAGGCATATATCAGAGAGCATAGAGCAAGGGGGTGAGCAGTTTGTTACCTTATCTTTCGGAAGTACAGAACACATCTAAAAAATACAGCGTGGTATTCAGAGGTTTGAACTATGGAGAAGGAACGCAGGACGGTGAATTTGCGGAAACGCACAACCTTTCTACAGACCAATACCCCTGTATCACACAGAGAGCCGCAAGAATAAAGGTGAAGGGATATGATGATCCTTCAACACTGCATTCAAAAGGGCAGCTGCTTGTCATAGACGGAACGGATGTATATTACGGCGACACAAAGGTGGGTACCGTTAAAGAAGGCAAGAAACAGACGGCAACAATCGGCAACTATATTGTTATCTTCCCCGACAAAAAGTATTACAAAGTGCCGACAAAACCGACAGAGGATGACCCGGACGGTGACCCAGACGGAGAATTTGGAGATATGGAAAAAACCTATAGTGCCAGGAATCTAACATTTAAAACATCTTCGATTACTTGGACTGGTGACCAACTGAATTTTCCTTTCAAAAAAGGCGATGCCATAACCATTACAGGATGTACAACTGCCGAAAACAACAAAGAAGAAGAGATTATCATAAGGGGCATGGCTGACAATGAGATTACCTTTGACGAGAACACATTTACCGAAGCAAAAGAAAATACGGAATTTATATCCTTTAAAAGGAGTGTCCCGGACCTCGACTTCATTTGTGAGAGCAATTACCGGTTATGGGGAACACACGGAAACACAATATATTCAAGTAAGTTTTCCGACCCTTTTAATTTCAAGGTGTTTGATGGACTTTCAAGCGATAGTTACGCTATCGAAGTTGGCAGCGAGGGGGAATTTACCGGCTGTATCCCTTATTCCTCTCACATTTGTTTTTTCAAAGAAAACACATTGCATAAGCTGTACGGCACAAAGCCGAGTAACTTTCAGCTTGCGACATCCAATGTGTACGGGGTACAAAGTGGAAGCGAAAGAAGTATGCAGATCGTCAATGAACAGCTTTTATACAAAGGCGTGGGCGGTGTGTATGCTTATACAGGCGGCGTACCGGAGCTGATCAGTGAGAAGTTTGGCAACAAGCGATATTCGGAGGCGGTGGCCGCTTGTGACGGGGAGAAATACTACCTATCCATGAAACAAGGCGACATATGGAATATGTTTACCTATGACGTTGCAAAAAATATATGGCTTCGTGAGGATGATACCCACGCAGTCGATATGACATTCTATGACGGAAAAGTATACTTTCTTTCTGAAGAAGGAGGCCTGTATTACATCGACAAAACGGCAGACCGTAGCGATATACAGTGGGGTGCAACCTTCTGTACAATGCACGAGACGATAAATGAACGCAAAGGATATTCTAAATTCCATTTGCGTATGGACTTATCTGCCGGGGCGTGGATTGCCGTGGATGTAAAGACAGACAGCGACACACAATGGCGGCAAGTCTACACCACGCATAACGAAAAGGCAAAGACGGTTAGCATACCGATAATGCCTACAAGGTGCGACAGTATAGACATACGGCTGCGTGGCAAGGGTAAATGCACTGTAAAGGCATTTATAAGAGAATTTACAGTGGGGAGTGATATTTAGTGATATTTACGCAATCCTTACAGCGTATTGATGCAAGCAATCCGCAAGATGCACTGAAGAAAATGGCAAATCATATAAAGTATCTCCAGGAACAGCTTGAATACACCCTTTTAAACCTTGACAGCCGTAATATAAACGAAATCGACATAGACAAAACCACAATAACAGACTCTACAGGAAGCACAAGCCTCGGCTCCTTTATCTATATAACGGGACCGAACGGAGAAAGCTTCACAGTAGGAAAAAATCCGCAGGGAAAGTTTGAGTTTGCTGTTAAGGGGAAAGACGGTAAGCAGGCACTATATTTAAACAGCTCGGGGGAGTTAATCGTAACGGAACATGCAAACCTCACGATAGACGGTGGGGAATGGTAAAGGAGGATGAATAAATGGCATATAAAATTGGCTCGGAAGCCGGAAAGAAAAAAGCAAATGAAATGAAAGCCGGGGAGAAATGGACAAACACTACTGACGGCTCAACGTGGGAGAAAAAGGCAGACGGCTCTGTATCGGTAACAACCAGCAAGGGAGAAAAGTTTGATAACGCATATAAACCGTCTGCACCCTCGCAGGCAACTGGCGGCAGCTCCTATAATGGGGCTTCCGGTGGCTCGCCAAATAAATCGACAGGATACTCGCAGTACACCAAACCAAACTTAGGGAGCACATGGGATGCGAATACCGATTATCAGGCAATCATAAACGAGGCGGTTAAAAACGGTGACTATGTAACGGCGGCAAAGGCTGAACAGTTCCGGAATCAGAAAATCATAGCAACGGGTGCGAATTATGACCAAACCACCAAATACGGGGGGTATGCCCATGGCATAGATTGGGGCACAGTCGGCAGAAACCAAATGGCGAACGGTGCGAGCTGGCAAGATGTTTCAGAGACTTATAACACCAGATATGGCAAAGCAATGGGGACGGAAGGCTTGCAGCAGTATGCAAATGACGAAACACAACAGATGATGATGCAGTACATACTGGATAATATGCCAAAAAGCAACCAGCCTGAAGCGTGGGGGGATTATGATACGACCAACCCGAAACCAACTGCACCGAAACGAGACCCCAGAATTGACGACTTGCTGAATCAGATACTAAACCGTGATGACTTCTCCTATGATGCCGCGAGTGACCCTTTATATCAGCAGTACGCACAGATGTATCGACGAGAGGGCGACAGGGCTATGAGAGACACCCTTGCAGAAGCAGCGGCGGGTGCGGGTGGTATGAACACTTACGCAATTACGGCGGCACAGCAAGCGAACAATTATTACAATTCACAGCTAAACGATAAGATTCCGGAGCTTTATCAGCTTGCTTATCAAATGTACCTGAACGACAAAGAGGGCATGGTACAGGATTTAGGCATTCTGCAAAACATGGATGAATCGCAGTATAACCGGTATAGAGATACCATAAACGATTGGTACAGTGATAAAAACTTTGCTTATGGTTTATATCGGGATGCCGTGCAGGATGGAAAATGGAAGACTCAGTTTGACTATAACGCTATGATCGACAACCGAAACTTTATCCGCGATGACATCTGGGCGAATAAAGAATG